TCACCTTTCTTTTATTCCTATATCACAAACACATTCTGGTATCACTTCTGTTGGATCGAAAATATCATATCCAAGAGATTGTATGAATGGAAGTATAATAGCTGTTTTTGTGGCTTCTTCTGTTGCAATACTTTCTTTTAACTTGGATGCACGCTCTCCAAGTATTTTAATTTGATCTTTAAAATCCATGTATTATAATTTTAAATTAGCACACGACTTTTTTCAATTTTGTTTTCTCTGATGGCAAAACTCTATAACCTTAGATATTTTCTTATCATCTCCACCTTCCCTGTGATCGAATATTTTTTTGAGAAATCCATTTTGATCATTTATTATATCTAATTGTCGATTTATTGCCTGATTATTTAGGCGAGTACTTTCAGCACTATTTTTTTCTTGATCCTTAATAATACTTAACTGCGCATTCATTGTATCAGTTAGCATTTTTACAACTTCGGTGAAGTCACTCATAATATCTTTTATTAATATTAATACTTTTTCATCAGTATTAGTTATACGTTCTTCACTAAAATTTGTTTCTTTTTTACTCATGTTAACCAACCTTTTTTTGTCCAGGAATATTATTTTCAGAAATAAGATCATCTATTTTCTTGCACAACGTTTGAAGATATTTTCCTTGATTATCAAGTGATTTTTGTAAAGATTCAATCTTATTAAACATTTCCTTCTGTTCTTCAATATGTTTTTGCTCTTTACTATTAGTCACTTGTTTTAATATATTAGCCTGATCACTGATCACAGACAATAAGGACTTAATTGTCTCGGTCTCACTTTTATTTGCCTCCGGGACTTCGGGAAGCTGAATGTTATTTTGTGAATCTGATTCGGAAATATTTTTAATCATTTCTCCTTCTCCACCAAGAAGCCATTCAGCAGATATATTCAATGATTTATCACCAAATATTTTTTCTAAAACATCAGCTCTTGGAGTACTAAGCTTACCTCCAACAATGTCTTTTAAAGTTGGTTGTGGTACATTTATTTGTCTTGCAAACGAACTAGTGTTTCCATTAAATAATTCATTCACAATTCTTTTAATTCTATCATTAATTGTACCCATATTTGTTATTTATAATGTTTATAAATAAATGATATATCATTATTTTTAGCACTATATGTTTTGAATTAATGAAATATCATCATATCTTTGTCCTGTGATTAAAAACAATCACGTTTCCAAAACGGAAAAACAAACAATAATTTACAAATATAAAAAAACATTTTGATATGAGCCTTTATAAAGCGCGAATTTTATATGAGAAGGGGGTTATCCCTAAGTTAGCAAAATATTTCGGCGTATCAGAACATACGGTTCGAAATGCATTAAGATTTGTTACAGAGGGGGAGCAGCCCGAAGCAATTCGCAATGAAGCATTAAAGAATTACGGATGTGCTTTAGTTAAAAAGCCTTTAACGATTAAAGAGTGATTCGCCATGAACCTGATCCTCCGAAATACCGATCGTATCGAAATGTCGATGGCTGAATTTATTGATTTCACCAAGAGCGTTGTCAAGGAAGCCGTTGCCGAAACTTACGGGGAATATATGAGCCGGAATGAAGCAATTAGGCATTTGGGCAGTCGGAAAAAACTGGAGCAAGCAATCAAAATGAAGTTGATTAATCCGGATAAGGGAAATGGGAATCAGAAATGGCGGGTAAAAACCCGTGAAGTAATTGAAGCATATAGAATAATTGATAAACTATGAGAACTTTTTCAATATTAGCCTTTCTTCTTGCCCTTGGAATATTAGGATGCAGTATTTACGGAGGGCAGTACCATAGTCTTCCTTCCGCAATAATGTCCGGTATTTTGGGTTGGGCGATGTGGCCGGAGAAGAAACAGGACTTCGGTAAGTCTCTTCGGAATAATAAAACTTGGAAAGAATAATTTTTATAATATGGAAACAAAAAAAATCAGAAAACAAATTTTAATTATAGCGATCCATTTAATTATAGCGATCGTATTCTTTGGATTTTGGCTGCCATTCAGTATCAGCCACGAATCGAACGAACTTCCTATGCTGGGAGCATTTACACTTGGTGTATATGTAATTTTCTATTTCCCCATTATTTATAAACTAATCAAAAAACTGAAATGAAAAAACTATTATTTGCAATTTTATTAGGAGCCTTGTTTGTTTCTTGCTCTAAAGTTCCGGCCGGGAATGTAGGTATTAAATTTTATCTCCTTGGTAAAGACAAGGGTGTCGACTACGAGGCACTTGGTCCCGGCCGTTATTGGATCGGTATTAATGAAGAATTGTTTTTATTTCCCACCCAACGTCAAAACAAGGTATGGAGTGACGATGAAGAAGGTAACCGGGGCTTTGAATTCCAGAGCAAGGAAGGAATGAAATTATCGGCAAATGTCGGTATTGAGTACCAAATCGAAGAAGTTAACGTTCCCCGGGTATTTGAAATGTACAAAAAAGGATGCGAAGAAATATCTAATATCGTTCTTAGGAATGCCGTCCGTGATGCATTTAACAAAGCATCTTCCACCCGAACAGCCGAACAAATGTATGGTGAAGGTAAGATCAGTTTTATTGAAGAAGTAAAGAAGATAGCAACAGAGAAGGCAGCCGAAAAATATATAAAACTAAATGATATCTATTTACTCGGGAATGTAGGAGTTCCGGAAAGTGTTACGATCGCCTTGAATAATAAAATTAAAGCTATGCAGGAGGCAGAACAGAGGGAGAATGAAATCCGGGGCGCAGAAGCTCAGGCCAAGAAAGATATCGCAAAAGCAGAAGGCGAAGCTAAGAGCTTATTGACAAAAGCAAAAGCAGAGGCAGAGGCCAACCGAATTATTTCAAATTCCTTAACCCCAACTCTAGTCGAATACGAAAAGATTAAGCAATGGAATGGGATTCTACCACAGGTACAGGGGAGCGGTGCTTCTATTGTCAATTTGAAATAAAGATACGTAATGGCGGAGGAATTTAGCAAGGTTTGGTCCGGCTTAAACAAAGTAAACCTAACACCGTCCCCGGGTGAAAGTAAGGGGGGAACAGGGTGCGGAACCTGTATAAAAATATGTCGTGAGTTCTTTGGTCCGGTGACATTCTTTTCTTCACACCACAACATCTTCAAACCGGACCTTTTTTAAGTGACAACAAAGTAAGTGTTTGTTTCAGCCTTAGTCCTGTCGGGAGATAGCACGAAAGGCAAAATTTTAAAAGGGAAAAGTTATGAACGACAATGCAAATGTAAATGTAAGTGACAAAAAGGATAAAGAAATTGAAGATCTTAAAAAGCAGCTCGATGCTGCAAATGCATCCTGGATCAGAAACTTTAAGGAATGTGAAACCCTTAAACAGGAATTATCGAGATATAAGGAACTTGTAAAGGCTCAGAGTGCCATTATCAACAACAATTAATCAGTCCGGGGCAGCCAATTGTAACTGTGGCCATATATAGGTTGCTCCGGCAAAGGGTCGGTTGTCCGAGTGGTCAGGAGCCAGTCCGCAAAACTGGGTACGCGGGTTCGAATCCCGCACCGACCTCGAAAGTTTTAATTTTAAAATTGATAGATATGGTTACAAGTATTTTTTTTATGAGCCTGCCGATAATGGCTAAGTTGAGAGAAAAGATGGATGAATCCGGGAAAGAATTCTTCACAAAAGACGAAGCTATTGAAATGTTAATGGATTCTGTAATTCAATTCAGTAAGGATATTATAAAACTTCAAGAAGATAGGAAGAAAGATTCCGAAGTCAAATTGGAAGAAAAAGAAAACTGATCAGCAGCCAGGAAAGACGGGCAAAAATAGAGATGCGCAGTGGAGTGCTTTTGACTTTCGAAAGGTGCACATGGTAGAAAGTACGGTACGTGAAATATAAGGAGTAATTAACCTTAGAAATAGCGCAAAAGGGTGAGACCTTTATTGGGTGTTCAAATCGCCCCATCTCCACAACCCTAGTTCTTTGGTATGAATGATTGTACAGCTTATGTGACACGGACAGGATACGTTATGCAACCTGTGACAGCCGGAAAGGATAGAGATACGACGGCACGGACGGGAATAAGTTCACTAAACGGTCGAGGCAATCTGGCAGCCCGGAAAGACGGGCAACCTGCCTACTTAGCTCAGTTGGTAGAGCATCGGTTTTGTACTCCGAAGGTCATCCGTTCGAACCGGATAGTAGGCTCAAAAAGTAATTGATTAATAATAAATTGAAGAAAAATGTTGCGGAATTTAGAAAATATTTGGTCGAAAATCTTGGTTAATTCAGAGGAATTTGCCATGTTTGCAGTGCCAAAATTCTACACATCTGAGATGTTGTGTTTATACATTTCAGATAACCGCAATATAGCGGGGTTCTTCCGGTGTACATATCTGTTTCAGGTGTGTAGGGTTTTGGCGAATCGTAGGAAGGGCTCCGCTTCTTCTTTTATGAAAAATATTATTAATCAAATTTTTAGACACATGCCAAAACCCTCTGAAAATTTGAAGTCCGGGGACAATAGTGCCCTTACTTCAACGCAACCTAGCGAAAAAGGGAAATCACAAAGCAAGTTAGAAAAAGAAATCATCTCTATCCAGAAGAAAGTATCCAAGCTACAAGAGGAATGCAGACACGAACGAAATGAAAAGTATCGCCTGCTGTGCTACATTAACAGGTATTGTTCAGCACTGTTCCCTTACTTCGACAGAAGTAACCCAGTTGATTCCAAAAACTGGGAAAAGGTACACCGCCTCCAGCTGGATCTGGATAAAGAAATAAAGTAAGGCCGTCCCAGTCGCCAAACTAACGGCCTTACAAAAAACTCTAAGCTCTTTGACATGTTGACAGACAATAACAAACACGCAGTTTGTCGCTGCGGGCTGGTGAACTACCGGGCAATACTCCGGTAGTGGCGGAAGTCGCGTGTCAAAGGCGCATTAAGCCAGCAACGGGTTGTACTGGAGTACTTAGAAAGAGGTTCGATTCCTCTTACCCGTCACATTTCAAACAACAAAACAAAAGTATGGAAAATAATTCAGAAACAAAAAAGCTGACGATCACGGAGCTTAAATCCATGTCTCCGTTTCAGATTTTAGAGGATACGAGAGTAAGAGAGCGATTCGTTACACTCTACAATAATATCCACAATTCTGAGCAGGGCGAATTATTCTTTGAAAAAGAAAAATACAACCTACAGAGAATCATACAAGCCTCCCCAAACCTCGCAAAATGTACAGGTTTCTCCACATATGGAGTGCTCCTTGACATCGCAAGCATGGGACTTACCCTTGAAAACGCATCCCGGCCCCTTATTTACATCATCCCCGGTTCCGTGAATGTAGGAACAAAAGAAAAACAAACATGGGAACAACGGATGTCCATTGAAATTTCTCCATATGGAGAGCTCGATTTAAGAATCCAAGCCGGACAGCTATTATATGCCGACCGTCCTGTAATCGTATTCGAGGGGGATGAATTTAAGCCCAAGGTAAACGAAACCGGACAGAAAGTGGTAGTCTATTCGGCAGCCATTCCACGGCAAAGCAAAACAATCATCGGAGCTTTTATCAAGCTGACCCGCCCCGATCGTTCCTTTGACTTCTTTTGGATGCTTCCAGAAGACATCGACCGTCTGAAAGGATATTCCTTAAAGAAAAATCAACGGAAAGACAAAGACGGGAATGTATATGGAGACGCCAATGCCCTCTACCATTCAAATGAAGGTCAAATCGACACCGGATTCCTTGAAGCGAAAGTAATCAAGCACGCTTTCAAGACATTTCCGAAATTAAGGTTAGGACAATTCTCCGCTTTACAGCAAGACGAACAAGTCCAGGCCTCCGACTATGGGTTGGATGAGCCAGTATACAACCAAGTCCCGCAAAAAGAAACCGAAGAAGAAGCCGAAGAGACAGATGTACAGGAAATCGCCAAGCAACAGGGCGGTGTAAACATAGTAGAAAACCCAGAAGAACCCTTTTAATCATGGAAACAACAGCACTCTCAACAACACAGGAAGCATTATTACAGGCAAAAGACATCATTGCGCAAAACATTGCAAGTAATGAAAAAGCAAAAGAAGTCGCAAAAATCCTGCTCGCTAAAATAGAAAACACCCCTATCTCAGACACTCCGGAAGTCCGGTTCCTAGACGAAGAGTGTAAAACATTCCTCGGAAAGATAAGCAAGACCATTTCGGCCATGACCGACCGCCGGAAACCAATCACACAGGCATTCGACCAAATCCGGAAACATTTCACCGAACTGGAAAACGAACTGAAAACAGGGGAAGAAATACAGGCAATACAAAATTTCAGAAACGCATTTGCCCGGCATATCGCGGAAATCGCCGCAAAAGAGGAAGAGTCTCGGCGTATCAAGGCTGCCACAGAACAGGAGCGCATCGAAATGCGTGCTTATTTCAAACAAGCCTTTACCAACGACCTGGTAAACACATTAAGCCTTGCATACGATTCGCTTGAAGAAATATTCAACTCCATCACGCTGCAAAACTGCGAGCTAAAAAAAGATGAATTGAAAAACTTCTCATCCGAATACAAACCGGCCACTTTCTCATATCCATACAGGAATTACATTACAAAAGAAGAAGAGATCGCAATCTATGAAGAAATAGCTTCTTCCAAATCTGCCAAAAATGAACTGGAATACAATGAAAAAATCACCGAAAAAATCCGGTACTACCTTGATCGCGTTGATTCAAAGAAACAAGAATTGTTAGAGATCGCGCAAGCAAATGCCGCGGAAAAAGAACGGCTTGCGAAAGAAGCGGAAGAAAGGGCAAAACGGGAAGCGGAAGAAAAAAGACAAGAACTGTTGAACTTCACACAGAAACAACAGACATCCATCGAGGCAGAGAAAACTGAAGCATCCCTCAATACCCTATTCGACCAAAATTATTCTGCCCCTGCGGCGAATGTAAAGAAAACGCTTTCCATCGAAGTAAGCAATCCTGCCGGATACGGACAGATATTCATGTTCTGGTTCGAGCGTGAAGGAAAGAATCTCCCGAACGAAAAGATTGAAAAGAAATCCATCGCACAGATGAAGAAATTCTGCGAGGATATCGCAAACAAGGATGGAGAAATCATCACGTCAAACTTTATTACTTACAAAGAAGTTGTTACGGCAAAATGAAAGACCCATACTATGACAGGTCGGAAATATCCAACTCCGACCTATCTGAATTAAAAAGACAGCTCTACGGAGGAATGGAAATCGACCCCGTTCATGCAAAATTTGGGAACCTAATCGATCACATGATTACAGAACCGGAAAAAGTCGACTATTTCAAACTGACTTGTGCCGGCGAACAAATGACAGAAGGTGATTTCAAAAAAGCAGAAGAAATGAAAAAGGCATTCATGCGCGATGAGTTTGCCAGCCGGATACTTCCACTATCAGACACACAGAAAGTCATGATTAATCCCTGTCAGAAATTCGACTACGACATCCCTTTTACACTGCCCGTCCGATGCAAATGGGACTTGTGGATGCCGTCAATGGGATGGGGAGGCGATATAAAAAGCACCTCCGCGACGACACAGGAACAATTTGAATCCGCTGTAAGGCAATTCGACTACGACAGGCAAAGATTCTTCTACATGAATATAGCAGGCTCCGAGAAAGACGTCTTAATCGGAATTTCCAAAGAAAACTTCCGCGTCTTCAAGGTATTCATAAAAAGAGGAGATGAATTATGGGAATCCGGCCAGCACAAGTGTATGGAACTCGCATTTAAATACTGGACTATGTTCGGAGACTTAAAAAATACAGCATGACAATCACACCCATAGAAGATTTAGAAAAAGAGGTGGACGATATAGAAGCTTATCTATCCACCTTACCGCCAGAGGATGCTAATTTAGCCATAGAGAGAGGGAACGAGCTTTCGGTATATATCGCCCGCACCGGGAAGATGCTTTCGGATGCAAGGTTTTATCAGGACAAGGCACTATCAGAAAGCATCGTTTACAACCTCGGGAAACAAGCTGGTTGCCCTGCATCGGTTCTAAAGCAACTTGTAGAAGCATCCTGTCAGCGTGAAAATCTATTGGTAAACACAATCGAACGCCTAAACCGTGCTGCCACCCATCAGTTAGATTGGCTCCGGACGGTAGTAAGCATGGCAAAAGAAGAAATGAGAAACTCAAACGGAATTAGCCAAAAATGAAAACAATCTCCAATAAAACCGCCGAAGATATTATCCGATGGCTATCAGACTTAAAATTCAGGTTCGAATCCTGATGTAGGCCACAAAAATCAACATTATGGCATACATAAAACGCAAACCCAAGAAACAACCCCTATTCGACAACAAGGTAGTTGTAAAGAAAAGACCCGACTTAAAAGCCAAATTAGACCGCATATTTTCCGAATATATCCGACTTCGGGATGCAAACCCGCAGGGATATACAGTTTGTATTTCATGCGGAAAGATAGTCCCTTGGAAAGAATCGGATTGTGGTCATTTCATCAACCGGAGCCACATGGCCACCCGATTCAACGAAAAGAACTGCAATAGCCAATGCCGGAGCTGCAACCGCTTCGACGAGGGGAACAACATCGGATACATGCGCGGATTAATCAAGAAATACGGACAAGCAGTTATCGAGGAGCTTGAAATCCTCAAACACCAACACTCCCACCTGTCCGACTTTGATTATAAAGTTTTAATCGACCTATACACACAAAAAGTAAAACAACTACATGAGGATAAAGGAATCTGACGACAGCTTTGAGATTACGTTTGAATACAATAGACGGCTCACATGGGCAATAAAGAAACTGATGGGAGTGTGTCCGGGTGCCGAATATGACCCAAGAAGGAAATCATTTTTCTTTCCCAAAATATACGCCCCGCAAGTCTATATGTTCGGACAAAAGTACGGCTTCGTATTTACCAAGGAGCATGCAAAAGCGGATTGGAAAATACCGGAACTTCCGGAACTGAAACAGGATATTCCCTTGAAAATGGAATTATACCCCTATCAGAAACAGGGTGTCGCCTACAACATCATCCACAAACGTACAATCATCGGTGATAAGATGGGGCTTGGGAAAACCTGTCAGGCAATTGCCTCCGTGCTTGCCTTGAATGCTTTCCCCTGTTTGGTTATTTGCCCATCTTCTTTGAAAATAAACTGGCAAAGAGAGTGGCACATGTGGACTGACAAAAAGGCTTGTATATTGAACAACTCAAACATAAATACATGGCATCTCTTCGCCGCCGGGAAATCGCTTTTTGGAGAAAGCATAAAAAACGACATATTCATCTGCAACTACGAAAGCCTTAAAAAATACTTTGTACAGGACATTGTTGCAAAACCCGGACAGGCTTTCAAACTGAAAGATGTGATTTTTACTCCAAACATCAACCTGTTTAAATCTGTCATAATTGACGAGGCCCACCGGATAAAAGACCCTTCATCCCAACAAAGCAAGTTTACCAAGGGATTAACGTCCGGAAAGGAAGCAATATTCGCTATTTCCGGAACCCCAGTAGTGAACAAGGCAAAAGACCTTGCCTCCATGCTTGCCATCATCAACCAGGTGGACAAATTCGGGGGTTATACAAAGTTTGTTGCTGAATACGGATTCAACGACAATATGGAAGAATTGAACTACAAACTCAACACAACCTGTTTTTACAGCCGGAACAAAAAAGAAGTATTGAAAGATTTGCCAGACAAGATACGTACCACAGTACTTTGCGAAATAGACAACCAAAACGAATACAATTCGGCACTTTCAGATCTTGCCGACTATCTGAAAAAATATAAGTCGGCAACGGATGCACAAGTTGCCCGTTCCATGCGTGGTGAAGTAATGGTAAGAATCGGAGTTCTTAAAAATATTTCCGCACGCGGGAAGCTGAACGCAGTGAAAGACTACATAACGGATGTTTTAGAATCCGGCGAAAAATTAGTTGTATTCATTCATCAGAAAGAAGTAGCTGGATATCTGTTACAAGCATTCCCGGAAGCTGTGACGATAACCGGAGATGATGACATGACAACAAGGCAACGAAACATTGATGCTTTTCAAAATGATTCTGAAACTACGTTAATCATTTGTTCCATCAAAGCCGCCGGCGTAGGATTGACACTCACAGCATCCTCTAATGTCGCATTTGTTGAGTTGCCATGGACAGCGGCCGATACAGATCAAGCAGAAGACCGCTGTCACCGGATTGGAGCCAAGTCTACCGTAAACTGTATCTATTTTCTCGGTAAAAACACTATCGACGAAGATATATACAAACTAATCCAAGACAAGCGCGAAGTATCTAACATTATAACTGGCGGAACCAACGAAGCCATCGAACGGGAATCAGAGTTTGACTTATTAATAAAGAACATAAATATCAAGTGAACTATTGATAAGCTAATACTATCGGTTTTTAAATGAAATTTTTATAGAACTATATTAAAATGATAGAACTACAAGCTATAGGTAACATCGGCAAGGATGCCGATCAGAAAACAATAGGCGGCAAGGCATACGCCTCATTTTCAATCTGTGTAACAGAAAAAATATCAGACGGGAAAGACAAGACAACATGGCTCCGGGTAATGAAATACGACAGCGAAGGTAAGTTGACCGCATACCTTACAAAAGGGAAAAAGGTTTGGGTACGTGGCAATCCCTACTTTTCTGCTTATGTCAGTAAAAACACAGGTGAAGCCATCCCGGACACGACTATATGGGCTGACAAACTCGTGTTCTGTTCTTCCGGAGAAAAGCAGAACCAGCAAACAGAAAGACAATCCGGGACAAATAATTTCCCCTCACAGGCAGACGACGATCTCCCGTTTTAATCTTAAATAAAGGTATCGAATTAGATACCTTTAAAATTTTAATCCATGAAACTAATATTGATTAATTATGGTGGATGAAATATGGAAAGAAGTTGTAGGATTTGAAGGACTTTACAAGGTATTAAATCAAGGTGAATCACATTAATTGAAAAACTAAAATAAAATGGAAGAAGAAAATGTAGTAATAAAAGGATACAAAGGATTTGATAAAGAATTAAAGTGTAGAGGATTTCTGTATGAAGTAGATAAAGAATATGAGCAAGGAGGAGAAATAAAATGTTGTAATAAAGGATTTCATTTCTGTGAAAATCCTTTTGACGTATTTAGTTATTATCCTCCTAATGATAGTCGGTATTGTGAAGTCCATGGCAGCGGAAAATATGATAAAGACAATGATGACAGTAAAGTTTCTGTTTCCAAAATAAAAATCGGATTTGAAATCGGATTAAAAGGACTAATTGATGCAGGCATTAAATTTATTCTTGATAAAGTAAATTGGGAAGAGAGTAAAGCAACCAACACAGGTAACCAATCGGCAGCAACCAACACAGGTAACCAATCGGCAGCAACCAACACAGGTGACGAATCGGCAGCAACCAACACGGGTAACCAATCGGCAGCAACCAACACGGGTAACCAATCGGCAGCAACCAACACAGGTAGCCGATCGGCAGCAACCAACACGGGTTACCAATCGGCAGCAACCAACACGGGTTACCTATCGGCAGCAACCAACACGGGTTACCAATCGGCAGCAACCAACACAGGTAACCGATCGACAGCAACCAACACGGGTTACCAATCGGCAGCAACCAACACAGGTAACCGATCGGCAGCAACCAACACGGGTTACCAATCGGCAGCAACCAACACGGGTAACCAATCGGCAGCAACCAACACAGGTGACGAATCGGCAGCAACCAACACGGGTAACCAATCGGCAGCAACCAACACGGGTTACCAATCGGCAGCAAGCGTTGAAGGATTTGAATCAATTGCTATCGTTACTGGATATGACTGCAAGGCAAAAGGATCACTTGGATGCTGGATCGTACTTACTGAACGGGGAGAATGGAATGGGAATACATATCCAATAAAGTGTGTTAAATCTTTTAAAGTTGACGGTAAAAAAGTCAAGTCCAATACTTGGTATAAGCTAATTAATGGGAAATTAACTAAGTGTGAATAAATTATTGAATAAACATAATATAATTGAATTATGACAGCAACCTATTTTGAATCCACAGTAAAATACGAAAAAGTAAATGAGAATGGCAAAGCAAAGAAAGTGACTGAATTATACCTCATAGATGCAATGAGCTTTTCGGAAACAGAAGAAAGGAGTTGCAGGCAGTTATCCGAAATAGTTCAGGGGGATTACCTCATTCAATCCCTGAAACGGTCAAAAATAACAGAATACATTGAATCAAATGACGAAAACGATGACCGACTCTACAAAGCAACAGTTAAAATAACCGATAGCGATAACTTCGGCAAAGAGAAGGAATCCTCAATTCATTATCTAGTTGCCGCAGCAAACATCAACCGGGCATTGGATAACCTCGAAAAATCACTGTCAACATTTGTAATACCCTATGAGATAGTAAAAATAGAAGATACGAAGTTTGTAGAAGTGATCCCCTACATACCGGACGACGAAGAACGCATACCGGACAATTTAAAACCACAACAATAACACTAAAACTATAATATCATGGAAAAAATCACAGATAAAGTCAAATCCTTCGAGGATGCTTGCAAGCACCTCGGACTAAATCCTAATGACTTGCCGGTTGTATATATGCTTCCGGAGAAAGATAGGAAATCAATCATCGCATTCTACAAACTGACAATTATCATCAGAGCATTGAATGAAGGTTGGGAGCCCGATTGGTCAAATTGGGATGAATGGAAGTATTACAACTGGTTTTACGTAGAAAAAGGAGGAGACCAGCGTTCCTCCGGTTTTCGTTACTACGATACGCACTGCACGGCTACGGGCACGAGCACCGGCTCTCGGCTTTGTTTTAAGAATATAGAATTAGCCAAATACGCAGCAGAACAATTCAAAGAACTATATCGTGAATATTTACTCATTCTTTAAAAGAAAAAACATGGAAAAGACATTAAAAATAACGGAAGAGCAAGCAAAGAAACTCTACTTGGAAGCATCTGCAAACTTAAAAGAAATCCTTGAATTGAACTTCGGGAAGACAACATTTCTGAAAAACTTTCAAGAAGCAGTAAAGACATATGAGGATGCTTGTGAAATCATCGGAGAAAAGCCGATTGACGAACAACATTTAATGGACTGTGGAATCGGGAAGTCTGAAATCGCATTCATAAAATTGAAAACAATTTTCAAAGCTGCGAATAAAATGAACAACAATTGGAATGCAGATTACTCCAATTCAAACCAATGTAAATATTATCCGTATTTTATCTGGCGTTCCTCCGGTTTTCGTTGCGACGGTACGAGCTGCGCGTGTACGAGCTCGCGCGCCGGCTCTCGGCTTTGCTGCGGTACACATGATGACGCAGAATATATTGGAAAACAATTTGAAGATTTATGTAACGATTATTTTGGATAAAAAAACAAGATAAAAAGGGGAAATGAGCAATAATTTATTTACACCAGAAGACAGCGAGCGCATCGAATTACTTTGCAAGCTGAACAGATTGGAGGTCCCTATAGACAAGTTACGTATTCTTGTCGCTCAAACAGAAAAAGTCCGTGAGGAAAAGAAACCTGGAAGAAGGAAGAAATAACATCCTGAATGGTTTTTCCGGGGTTCGATTCCCCGGCAGGTACAAATCTTACATTAAATTTTGCAATTATGGATAATACCCTTAATGACGATAAATTTATACTCGATGTTTGCTGTGGATCCAGGATGATGTGGTTTGATAAAAGCAATCCTCATGCAATCTATATGGATATACGAAGAGATGAATTTGTTGCATGTGATGGCAGGCATATAAAGGTAGATCCTGATATATTAGGCGACTTTAGGAATATGCCATTTTCAAATAATACTTTCCAGCTTGTAGTTTTCGATCCGCCTCATCTCAATAAATTAGGAGAAAAATCGTACAATGCACAGAAATACGGCAAGTTATTTCCAACTTGGGAAACAGACTTAAAACAGGGATTTGACGAATGCATGAGAATTTTAAGACCTTATGGTGTTTTAATTTTTAAATGGAATGAATTTCAGATACCAGTAAGTCGTATTATAGAAATATTTGGCACAAAACCTCTCTTCGGTCATAAGTCAGGGAAACAATCAAAAACTCATTGGATGTGCTTCATGAAAATTTAAATATAAAATTTTGCAATTATGGATAATAGCCGTATATTTGTAGTGCTCAACTGGCAAAGCGAGCAAACAAATTACAAATGAAGGTATTTTTCATACCCTATAGTACCATTACAGCACGTCCACCCCGACGAAACGAGGGTAAATTACTTTCCGAAGTAAAAGAGTTGCAACAACAACTAATCCAAGTAAGACAAAAATTAGAGATTGAAAAGAACTGTAAGAACGAAGCTTATTACTTCATTCTAAGTTCCGGTAACTTCCATCGGCTCTTCCGGTGATGGCGCTCAGATCGGCTCCTCCGGTGATGGCGCTAAGATCGGTTCTTCTGGTGATGATTGTGTCATAATGTGCGCTGGTATTAATTCATCAGCTAAAGCAAAAATAGGGTCATGGATTACTCTTGCAGAATGGAAGTATTCAAAAGAAAAACAAAGATATATCCCATTTTCAGTTGTAACAAAACAAGTAGATGGAATTGAGATAAAAGAAGATGTGTACTATACCTTACAAGATGGTAAATTTAAAGAATCAGAACAACAGTAAAAAATTGAATAAAAACTATGAGAACACTAATTATCACATCCTTATTAGGAGACTACTCCGGTATTGCTGAAGAAGTAGAAAAACAACTCCAATACCAAGACAAAAAGCAAGAATCCGATGAAGTTGTAAGTATCCATCAGTTCGACATGCTTTCCAGGTCCTATGATGCAAAATTTGACGAATGCGAAAAACTCAAAGCCCGAAATCAGGAATTGGAAAAGTCAAACATTAAACTCATGGAAACGGTTAACAAGTACCGGTACTTTATCGAGTGCCAACGAAACGAAATAGATAAACTATAATGATACAAAAAGAATATGTACATGCTTCTTTTTGTACTGGCATAGGAGCATGTGAATTAGCGGCTATGTGGATGGGATGGCGGAATGCATTTTCTTGTGAAATAGATCCATTCTGCCATCAAGTACTTAAATATTATTATCCTCATATAAAACATTATGAAAACATATTCGGAACAGATTTCTCAGAATGGCGGGGAAGAGTTAATGTCATCACGGCAGGGTTTCCTTGTTTTGTGGCCGGCACGCCTGTGCTGACAAAACGGGGCTTCCTGCCGATAGATGAAGTCCGGATTGGGGATGAAGTACTGACTACAGACAGAAGTTATCATCCCGTGGAATGCACAATGCGCCATACGGCGAACGAAATCATATATCTGAGAGCGCAAGGCATGTATAAAGAGCTGAAATGCACCCCCAACCATCCTTTTTACGCTAGGAGCAAGCGAAGATACTATGAAAATGGGACTATAAAAACGGTCTATGGGGAAGCGAAATATGTAAAAGCCTCCGAACTTGCAAAGGGTGACAAGGTAGGTTACCCCATACATGAAGGTAGCGATACGTCTTTTACCACCGCATTCTGGAAACTTGTCGGAGCATGGATAGCGGACGGATGGACGGACATCGGAAAGCGGAAAGGAAGGAAAAACTGCTGCAACCATAAGGCCATTATCTGTTGCGGAAAGAAGCATATAGCGCGCTTAAACCATATCATCCAAAAAGCAGGATTCAAATACACGCTTTCCGAGGAAAGGACAACATTCAGATGTATCATCTGCAACAAAAAGTTGTGCGAGTTCTTGCAGGATTTCGGCAAATACGCACACGGGAAACACCTTACGCCACAATGTTTCATGCTCGATCGTAGCAGGAAGAAGGCGTTATTGGACGGCTGGTTTGCCGATGGATATAAGAAACCCAACGGAGCGCAATGTGTCACAACCGTCAGCGAGCGGCTGGCTCTTGACATGGCGCAAATCGCACGTGACGTGTATTTGTGCCCCGTAAGCATAAGCCGCAAAATGTGCAACAGGGTTTGTGTCATTGAGGGGCGGGAGGTCAACGAGAGGCCGCAATATTGCGTTACCATATCCAACTGTGAAAAATATGGTTTCTACGAGGATGGATTTGTGTGGTGCAATATAAAATCTATAAGAAGAGAAAAAGAATCAAACGAAGTTTTTAATCTATCTGTAAATGAAGAACATTCATACAATGTTTACGGAATCGCAGTCCACAACTGCCAGCCATTCTCCTGTGCCGGATCAAGAAAAGGAGCGGAAGATGACCGCTACCTCTGGCCGGAAGTGCTTAGGGGAGTTGACGAAATCCGACCCAATTGGTTTATTGGTGAAAACGTTGCTGGAATCACAAGCATGGTACTCCCCGGTGATGAAATTAAAGTGGAAAGTTACACGGATCTCGAAGGAGAAAGTTACCTGGAGACGGAAATGCGTCAGCAATTTATTGTTGACAGAATCTGCAACGACCTCGAAAGTATCGGTTATTCCGTCCAGCCGATTATTATACCGGCTTGTGCCGTCGGTGCGCCGCATAGAAGGGACAGAATCTGGTTTATTGCACACGGAGGGGAAACTATTGCCAACTGTTCAAACGCAAGGCCTGAAGGTATGCAACAAGGGGAAAACGGAATTTATGAATTTGAAGTTACTGCCAACCCCAACAAATTCGATGATAACTTATCAGGATTTTTTACAAGCCAACTTTCACAGCAGAAAGCGTCCGAAATATTCAAATTATCCCAGACTGGGAAAACTTCCCATCTCAATCCCCTGTTCGTTTCAGATATGATGGGATTTCCAATAATGTGGTGCGATATATAAAAACAGAAGTTTATGATGCCATCAAAGAATATATTAGAAGAGAAGACTTGCCCCGTGTGTGGGAAGCCTTTCAAAAGAAGAAGGTTCGGGAACAGATTGGAGGATTATTCGAGATTCCAGAACCGAATTTATTGCTCGAAGTCTTGCAGCGCACATCGGAGAATAGACGATATGAACAAGAACAGAACGGCTTATCACAATTTAGCGAGGAAACATCGGGAAGGGTATTGTGCTATTTGCGGAAGTACGGAACATTTGCAAGTTCACCATTTGGACAGAAATATAAAGAACAATTTGCCCAGCAATTTGGAAACATTATGCCAGAGTTGTCATATGAAATTGCATTGGCGACTAAGAAGATTGTCGAAGAATGTGAACGGACAGCATCTTGGGTGAGAGCAGAATCCATAAAAGCTTATGGTAATTCCATGGTACCTCAACTCGTTTATCAGATTTTCAAAGCCATCGGGGAAGTAGAAAATCTACTAAAGTTAAATCAAAATAAAAAAACATGAATTGTATAAGATGTAATAATTTATTTGATTCAAGCATACCAGAAATAAATGCAGAATGTTATGGAGGTTATAAAACATACGCATGCCCACTTTGTGGGAAACTATATGTATTCACCCGGATTGTAAAAGTGGATGCAGTACCGGATGAAAATATATGCGAACTAGAAGATAATTGGGGAAGCCCGATTGTAAAAGATTCTGAATACAAAAAATAAATATGGCAAGAATAAGAACAATCAAACCATCATTTTGGGAAGATGAAAAGATAGCCAGACTACCAAGGGCGTGCCGATTGTTCTATATTGGAATGTGGAATCAAGCTGATGACATGGGAGTGATAAGGGGAAACCCGGCACTCCTTAAATCGGCTATATTCCCGTATGATGAAGATTTGCGAGTTTCAGAGGTACAAAAATGGATTGATGCCTTAGTGAATGCCCGGATGTTAATACCTATTACGTATAAGAGCGAAAGTTATTACATTATCCGCACATTCCGTAGCCATCAAAAATTTGATGCCAGATACCCGAATTTCATCATACCAGAGGGAATAAGCTCCAAAGAAATAGACAATTACGAACACCCAACGGGGACCCAACGGGTACACACCGAGTACCCGCCACGGGAAAGGGAAGGGGAAATGGATAGGGAATATAATACCCCCTATAGTCCCCCATCGGGGGAAGTGTATGACGATTTAGGAAATCAGTTTTATGATAATTATCCTAAAATCCACCAAGAAGAAAAAGAAAAAAGTTCCGCCAAAAAAGAAAAAGAGCCGAACTATTCTTTTGAAGATTTTTGGGAACTGTACGACAAAAAGGTCGGCAAAAAGGATTTACTCATCAAAAAATGGCTAAAACTTTCCGACGCAGAGCGGGAATTAGCTATGAGTTATATCCCACAATACAAGCTTGCACAGCCGAATAAAAAGTACAGGAAGAATCCGGACACTTTCCTAAATGGCAAATCATGGAACGATGAATTAATCTTTGATAGTGAATCGAATGGAACCACAACGAAACAAAAGCGAACCCCAGACTATAAGCAATCAGATTTTGATTGACGCCCATATTGAAAAAATGCGCCAGGAATGGAGTAAAATAGTCGGACAAAGGAAAACATCATATCCGAAATTATCTTTGAACTATGATCAGTTTAAAACGATTGTAGTGGCACATGGAACTAACATTCTAGCAAGGCGTGGTGAAGAAATATTGTTTTCCATAGACCGAAACAATGAAAATGCTATACATGAGCTATACAAATACCTTTCAGGCGATAAGTCATTTGGTGGCAGTTTATCGAAGGGAATATTGCTCAACGGGAAGTATGGATCAGGTAAAACATTGCTTATGCGTGCCGTGTGCAGCACATACAACTACTACATTAAGCAGTTTGGCCATGTAACTTCACAAGAAATGAGATTTGTAAAAAGCTCTCAGATTGTAGATTCTTTCAGAAAGGAAAAAAACGACACAGAGATTACTGAATACAAATTCGGTCCACTTATCATTGACGAACTAGGACGAGAGCAAAAGGAGGTGAATGTTTATGGAACTGTCATTCAGCCTATGTCGAGAGTGCTACAAGATAGATATGACTCGGGCGCACCAACTTTCGCAATTGCAAATTTCAAGCTTGAAACGCTAAAAAGTGAAGAATATTACGGCAAAATGGTTGGTGACCGGCTAAGGCAAATGTTTAATGAAATTGAATTAACAGGAGAATCCAGGAGAAAATGAAAACAAGTAAAAGCCAGGCAAACATACTAAGCAACTTATCTTTCGTCTTGGTGGATATAATTGAAAGTTGCTTTATCGAGGCTAATGAAAAGCTAAAAAGTGAGAATTGCGAATTTAAACACGAGGCTAAACGCGAGTTCAACCTCCTTCTTTCCCATTGCCGGAACCTGAAAAGATATGTCCGGAATTGCAGCGAAGAAACTCAGGAGTTTTTCGGTAAGGATTCGGATATGCTGTATCAGGCCTTAAAGCTTATAATCGACAGGTGTGGTACCGATGATGTAAAGCTTTTTAAGTTCTTCAATTACATTAAGACATTCCCGTCTCAGCTTGATATGGATATTGATGACACGGTGTTCAACGGAGTGTGTAAAAAATAGATTTAAAAATTATTGGTGTGTGCTATGGACAAATATGGATCGATAGATCAGAATTGGTATTCTTCCGAAAACCAGAAACATGAAAGGGAGAAGGCGACAGAAGCTTTGAAACAAATGAAAGAACTAGAAAAACAATATGAAAATCCCGTACTGTGATTATTGAAAGAACACAGTACAAAGGAGTCAGGAAACGGTATTTAAAAACAAAATCATGAATAGAGAAATATTATTTAGAGGGAAACCTATTGATAAAAATTTGAGTATCATTCCTGATTGTTAATTTATCACATAAAAATGGACGCCACCTAAATGATGACGTCCTTGCCAACTCCACTACAACAGACACCACAAAAAAAACGTGTCTGCTTTATCTATTCTTACCGAGGTAGACCAATACCCTTACAGAAATAAACTCGCAGACACGTATATACGTAGTCTAACGAGCTTAGTATCTGTATTTTTATTTTGGTCTTTTCGGTAAGTACTAAACTCAACTACAACAATTACAAAACAATATGTGCAACTCTTTGCGTGTGGCAAATATAAGAATTATTCCTGAATTTAAATTAATAGAATAATGGATAAAGAACTACTAAACAAAATTCTGCCTTATTGCGGACATGGCCTGAAAGTGATATATGAAGATTATTTGTGTTGAATCGTTAAAAAATAATCCCTATGCAGAATGATTTTGATTTGTCGGAAAAATGCCGTATGTTTGCTTTCGATTCAGACCAAGAATCTTTTAGTGTAATTGAAAGTGCAGCATTTTTTTATGCTGTTATGTGATGTATCTTATCTAAAAAAATAAGCTACTCAAATCCCTGCGGATTGCTGTGCTTTACTGTACACAATTGATTCTTGGTCGAATTAGGGAGGCGAGTAGCTTTCTTTATTTTATTAATTTCAAATTTCATACGCGAATGACCAAGAATCGTGAAAATTTGAAAGCTGCTATCAGTGTAGCATCTATTCAACGTCCACCCCGACGAAACGAGGGTAAACTACTGCAATTAGAGCGTGAAATCAAGACGCTTAAATCCGAAAATCAAGAATTAAAAACGGAACTGGCTGAACAGAAAAGGCAGAACATTCTGGAAAAGCAGAAGAAAGAGGAAGAAAAACGGTGTAAGAATCGAGCCTATTACTTTATCCTAAGCGATGGTGCTTTCCAAAGGTTCGCCGAGTTCCATAAAACACACCGGGCAAATCTCGACTATCACGGGGCTTGCCTCGCGCAGCTTTATCTTGATTCATTTACTACAAAATAACTTACCATGAAAGAATTAGTTTTATTTGACAAAACTCAAAATAGTATTTTGGGTAATGTCAGATCGGACGGCGACATGCTTAGTCTGACAGATTTATGGAAAGCGGCTAATAGCCCAAATAAAAAAGACCCATCTACATGGCAACGCCGTGAATCAACAATTGAACTTATTGATACAGTGTGCAATTTTTTAAATACCCCAAAAATGGGGGTTTTGAAATCTAAGCGAGGGAAATCAAATGGAGGAACATGGGCGCATAAAAATTTAGCACTTGCTTATGCAAAATGGTTGGATCCCAAACTCCATATTCTAATAAACGAGGTTTTCTTCCAGCGTATCGAAGAAGAAAAAAATCCCGACCTTATAGCAGATCGGTACATTAAAGCCTACAAAAAGAGAGGTAAGGATGAAAAATGGATTCAAGAACGTTTTGAAGGGAAAGTAGTACGTAATACATTTACTTCTACTCTTGCAAAACATGGTGTAAAACATGATGGTTTCCGGCAATGTACGAATGCGATTTACTCCCCTTTATTTGGGGTTTTGGTTTATGATTATATACACAAAGAAACACCATCCGCCATTGATGTATATCGTGGAAGAACGGAATTAGAAATAACTAAGATTATTAGAGATTCTACTATAGTTAGCAGAGATAGTATTGTAGTATTTAAATAAAACTTTTATGAATGATATTGATTATTTAAGGTTGTTTGAAAGCCTTCCTCACTGTGATAGTATGTGTAATATCGTAGAAGATTGGGGTTATGCACCCAATCTTTATTACTTTGATCAGGAATGGCATGTTAGTTGGATCGATAGTGCCGAAGGAGATTGTTTGTATGATTTTGTAGGAAAATCTCCGGAAGAAGCTATCGTTAACGCTCACAGAAGTATTATTATTACAGATAACTCTATAAAATTTCTGTAATATGTGGATAGCCAGAGATGAAGATGACTGTTTATGGGTTTACAAGAATAAGCCCGTAAAAAAGGAACATAACTGGGATAGTGATGATGTACAGGAGAAATCACCACTTAGTTGTTATATGAAGGAGTTTAAATATGTCAAATGGACGGATAAAGAACCCAAAAGACTGATACTCGAACAGGCAGATGAACATACAGAATCTTCATGGGTCAGGGTTACAGAAAGATTACCAGAAAATGACTTTAATTGTATTGTGACAGAAGCGGAACGGTACATTAATAGTGTGTGGCATGATATGAAAGAAAAACCTGATTTTAAAAAACTGCCTGTTTTATTGAAACATAAATCTGGGGTAATTCATTTTATTGATAGTACACCTACGAGTTGGAAATATTTAATTAAGCATTATGTAAAATGGGTATACATCAGAGATTTGTTACCCAATGAGGAAAAATAATAATAATAAAAGATATGGAAACAAAAGAAAATAATAAATATAAACCATTCAATCTCGAAGAAGCTAAAGCTGGTAAATCTGTTTGTACAAGAGGAGGACATAAAGCAAAGATTATTTGCTTTGACGCTAGAACATTTGGTGATTATCCTCCGAAAAAAGAGTGGTATGGGAAGCTGTAGACAAGAATGGCTGTGGTTTCGCCCACTCTTTTTCCTTAAGAGATACTATTAGGATGATCGATGAAGATATAAAATTGAAACTAAATTAAATAGGAATTAATCATGCTGGCAATTACATTTGAAGAGTATAAAAAGTATGGGTGCCCAAATTGTGGATGTGATTCTGTTCAAGGTGACGGCCTCTATTCTGTAATCTCGTTCGGAAAATGCAATCACTGTGGATTACACTTTGAAATTAGAGCAAATAAGCACATAGAGTGTCGTGTTAGAAGTGGGGTTCGTCCCAAAGAGCCATGGAATCCAAAAAGCCAACTAATATTTGAATCCGGAATTTTAATTAAGCATCCTCGCACTGATATCCCCAAATGGCACTGGGAACCAAAAGATGTCAGACCTGAACATGGAGAGTATTGGTCACCAAGAGGCATTGGATACGACCTTAGTGGATTTGTAAAATCAAAACGAGCAGGTGAAAGGATTCATGAAATAGTAAAGAAAGTGCTTGGAAAAGAAAAACCTAAAAGTTGGCTTGATTATAGAGAAAATGAGCCGACTTGGATTCAATATAAATTGCACCCCGAAGAATTTAATCTTGAACAAATTTATATTAAAACCAAAGATAGTGGAATACTAACGGAAGAAATATTAATCGAAACAAAAATTTAAGATATGCATACAATACCTTGTTTTATTCAGAAAAATACACCGGAATTAGTAAAAAAATTAAAAGATTTAGGATTAAAGGTCTATTTAGATTGTAAGCCTAATTACTTACTAGCATGCCATGGAGTAGTAACCGGGATTTGGTCAGAAACAGTACTTGAAGATTTAAAAAGTAATGGAGTAATAGATTGCGGTGATAATGAGGACCTTTTTCGTGCTATTGCTGCTCTCCGGGATGATAGTGATGTTAATCAATGGTTTGTTATGGATGTAGAAATATATACAGATTTTCCACAAGGCAGTTGGTTTATGGCAACAGATCGCAGTGGAGGAAGACATGTTGGTACACAAATAGAACCTCTATACTGTCATAAAGCTACAGTAGAAGAACTTATAGAACATTTTGGTGGTGATAATGTAGGGAGCAAATAAAATAATCCTTTAATAGAAACATTTTCGAATATGAGAAAAGCAAAAATAATAAAAGGAGACCTATGTCATGCTCTGCGTGATGATGACGAAGTATATGTACATTCCATCTGCCCGGAAAATGGTAAGGCTATAGTAGAAATTTCTGACGGAAGATTATTTAATGTAGATGCTGAAGATATACAATTTAAAGATCCTCCTGAACCAGACAGAGGTATAATCCTTCAATCTTACTCTGTCTGTCCTATTTGTCATGGGACCGGCAAGGTTACTCCTGGTTTTTATACATCTGGTACCATAGGACAAAATTCAGATTGGTCCAACACTTGTCGGACATGTCACGGATGTGGAGTTTTAAAAAATTAAAAATCTATGAAAAGTAAGAAAGCAGAAGAATACATAAACAAGGAAAAGCATGAGGATTATCCGGGTGGATATTTATGCTATCAATTATCCGATGAAAAAGCTAAAAAGGCTGTGGAAATCGCCGAGGAAGAAATGAGGGAGAAGGCTACCGATTAGAAAAATGGATGGAAAAAAGAGCAATCTTTAAAATCCCAAATAATATCATTGCTATTAATAGCTTCTACCTGATGTATCACCCGAAATAAGTAATTGAAAGCACTTCCGATTCTTTCATCTCTGGTCACATTCGGTATGTTAATGATATTACTCATTTATAGACATTTAATATAAATCTCAACTATACAAAGGTCGTAAAACTATCTAATAAAAACAATTACCGCCATAGTTTTTTAATAAAAATTAATCACAAAAAGAGGGGACACAACTCCCCTCTCACACCTTCCGATATGTTCACGACTAAATATTTAAGCGGCCTTACAGGCATCTTAAAGCAAACAGGGCTATTTCGCTGATATAGCTGCTTGCTGCGTTGTCGGCAATGTTCATTAATATATCAAATTTATCGGGTAGCATTTATATTCATGTAATCCCATACTTTACCGTCACTTTTCCAGTCTTCATCTTGAAAGTAGAAAACAATAGCATCTTCAATTACCATTTGTTCACATTTTTCAGAAGACCATTTCCGGAATAAATTTACTTTATCATGCCAAGCTCCATTTATAGCTACATAAACATCAAACACGGTTGTTCCAGAAGGTAGTTTTGATTTATTTTTCGAATATACTTCCTCAGCCTCGGCAATGCTCCAGTGTTGGCCTCTATATTCTTTCCCATCGTCATCTTTGTGATACATTTGTTCCACCTGCCATTTTGCGAATTTTTCATCAAAATGAGGACCGCAAAATATTTCGTGTTGGTTGCGCATAAAATCCCAAAACATATCCGGATTCTTTTCTTTCATTTCTTCCAGAATATCATCTAGGCATTCTATGGATTCCCACATTTTCGTTTCGCTGAATAATCCTTTCTCTTTGTAATGTTTCAGCATTTTATGATAATTTCCCATAATTTATTGTATAAATAGGTTTTTAAGTTCAGTTAAATCTGATTCCGTAATTTTAATGGCCCCGGTATTCCCAAAAAAGAATGAGGTAAACATGCTGTCTGGAATTTTTATTTTAATAACACCTTTTCCAATTATCCCACTTAGTGGTCCAATGTTGAAATTCATTTCATCCATATCTTTAAACATGGACATCACGTCATCAAATACTTTGGCTGTATCGTAATTCCCTTTTTCATCACTGATGAAAAGCATTATATTATCTACTGATTTCGTAATCTTATTATCATATCTGGCAAGTCCGTTGGTAAGTCCCCTTTTCATATAAACTGAAAGAGGTTTCAGCTTGGGCTTATCAGATACAAAAGAATCAATCAGATTCTTTCCCCAGACATCTATTGAATCAACGATTTTACTTTTTAACTCCAGTGCCTTTTCCTGCAGGTTTATCGACTGACTTATTGTTGCCGGTTGTTCCATTTTCATTAGATTTTAATTTTAATTCTCTTACGTCCTGTTCAAGTTTCTCAATCCTGCTAAGTAGTATTCTTTCTTCACGTGTCATTTTTTCTTTCCTCCTTTCTTTTTCATTTCAAGGAATTCAGCATACGTCATGTCGGAATATTTCTCCGTATATTCATTAAAAAGTTCTATATTTTTGGCTGACTCATCAGTAATGGCTTTTTTCAGTTTCTTTATAAGAGACAGGTGGTTTTGCAAAGCTTCCTTCCCGTCCTTTGTGTTTTCAACAACAGGACGCATCATTTTCATATACTCCCGGTTCAGAATATTCATAACTATCTGATTACTCTCTGCAAAATCTCTGGTTTCGGAAATTTTCTGGAACTCTGTATCTGTAAGTCCGGATATCACATTTTCTATTTCATCCCATACCGGACATTTGGATTGTGACTGAGACGGCCCGGAAAGGATCTGCATTTTCTGTTGTTGTATGCGCTCCTGGGCTTCCTGTAATCTCTGTATATAGGCATCCATTTCATCGGTGGAAGGAGTCTGAAACTGTCCCCCTCTTAATAACGGATCATTGTTTAAAAAGATGTTTTGCATAATATTTTATATTGGTGGTTGGATAAAGGAGGCGAAGCACGTCATTAAGACGCACCCGCCACCAATTTGCTTTTAAGCTGCAGGAGTTGAAGCCTGCTGGGCCGGACAATTACATCCATAAGGATTTGCACCCTCAAGTACTGTTACTGTCGGTGTAGATGGCAAGCCTACAACACCATAGATCGCACGACAAGTTTTCCGGTCTGTGTAGTTTACAGATGCGGTGAAAGCGCGGTCAATTTCACACTGAATCAGACGGTCCTGATACGGACGGGTTGCAGCCAATACAGCAATCTGTTTGTCGAGTTCATTGAATTTATTTGCATAACGTTCATTCAGAACATCGTACAGGTCGCGTTGGCTCTTATACAGACCAAAGTCCGCATCAACCTGAGATTTCCATAATTGGAATTTTTCAGCCACATCAGTTTCCCGATGAGCATACATTTCGTTCTGGGTATTTATTTTCAGTCCCCAGATAGTGTTTGTAAGGGCAAGTGCTTCCTGGCAACTCTTTTCCCAAGCCTGAAAAGCTGTAGGGGCACCATTACGAGAACCGATAGTGTCAGTGATAGCATTGATGTTTACATTTTCAGGAGAGCCAACACTACCACCAAGCCCCCCACGTCTACCCCAGAGAGCAGCTGCGCCGAAAGCGGTACCGATAATACCAAGTGCCAGACCTGCATTTGCAACACCTTTTTTTGCATAATCCCGATCGTCGTCCTCATGAACGATCTCTTTTTCTTTTACAACTTTCATTTCAGTTTCCATAGAACTATGTTTTTTTGACATCCCCGGCACCATTGCCGGATATCCCAAAATTCGACATAAATAGCTGCTTTATAAAAAGTTACATTCCTATACAATAGAAGTTTAAGGACTTAAAACAGAATAAATTTCCAATAAAAAAGAAAGTTTTATATGATAAGTAATGTTGCAATGGATGCTATTAAAATCCATCCCTTAATACAATGGTTATCTCAGTCCATCAATACACTTATTAAAGAAAATTTAACAAAGAATATTATGTTGATTACTAATGAGTTGTAGTATTTAACTATTTTTAATAATGTAATTTAGTTAACTAATCAGGCTGATTATTTCAGTGGAATAGAAAATAGACCAATAAAGTATTGGTAGTCAGAAATATAACTTTTTGAGTGGAAGCCATTACATTATCGTTTTGGAATCGTAAATAGTGTAATAATCAGCAATTTGAAAAATTTTGTGATTTGCATATAATAATGATAAGGGTTAGCTTTGTAGTAGAAAACAAATCGGTCGTGTAGGAGCCTCCGAGGAAAGATATTTAAAAAGGGCATTGGATTAGTTACGGCTCCTACAATTGGTAACTTCTCCTTTGCCCTTTCCTTTTAACTGCATTGACTTGTGATTTGGCCGTCCCAGTCTTTGCAAAAAACATTCAAAGATATGAAAACAATACAATTAACAAAACAAAGTAGCGAAAATGAAGTTAAAGATTATTTCAAGGCTGTTCTAAAGTTAGCAAAATCAAAAGAAGAATTTCCGGTAAACTTGGAAGATGTTTGGCCATTGGTTTACACAAAGAAATCCGACGCAGTTGAGGCATTAAGAAGAGATTTTATTGAGAAGGAAGATTTCGTATCGCTCCGGCAAAATCCGCAACCTGATTCTCAATGGATTAACCCAAATCCTAAAATAGACTATTTTATTTCAGTATCATGTCTTGAATATTTTATAGTCAAAAAAGTACGTCCGGTATTTGAAGTATATCGGAAAGTATTCCATAAGGCAGCAGAAAATATAAGTTTGAATCCAACCCCTACAAGAATAAAAACTTCCCTTGAATGGGTCAAAGGTGTGAGAGAAATACTTAACCTAAATGATTCATCTACTTTATTCATGCTTAAACAGGTCGGAGATCCGTTAGGGTTACCTACACCGGATTACACGCATTCTAAAGGCCAGTTGTTGGCTCCCACAGTCTTGCTACAACAACACGGCGTACAAATTAGTACTAGGGAATTTAACCAAAAGATGATAGGGGCCGGTTTCATAAAAGAGCTTCAACGTCCATCATCAAATGGTAAAATTAAGTATTTCAAATCTTTAACTGAAAAAGCTGCCGGTTTTGGAGAGAACCAGATTAACCCGTCGAATCCCAAAGAAACACAACCATTATACTATGCAGACAAATTCGAAGATTTATTGAAACAATTAGAAATTGTTTTTTCATAATTAATTGCTCGGTAGTATCCGGGCATATTCACTCTTCTTTTTCGCGGTGATTTAGTATGTCAGCAATTGTCTTGTGACACAGCCCGGTCTGTTCCTTTATTTTATCATATATGAAAGAACGTGGAAGCAAATGGAAAAAATCTGAATATTTTTCTGAGTTTTTTAATTCTTCATATATGCTGATAACTTGTTTGTTACGCACCATCGTACTCGGTCTTTGTAATTTTTTCATAAATTTTTCTCAAAAAGTGCAACCAATAAAAATCCTGTCCGTAAAACTCCCCGAAAGAAGTCTTACAGACAGGATGTAGTGGTGGTACGCTATATTTTTGAAGTGGGGCTTCTTTTTATATTTTGCCCCGGATAAACCGGATAATCTTTAATACTGACGGTATACTGAATGCTGCCAGTAAAATGATAAGCCACCACATAATGCTTGGTACTTTGTTTTTTACAACTTCAACCGGATAGGGGACCGCGATGCTATCTGTTTTGCTTATATTTACCGTATCATGCATAAGCCTATCACGATACACAATATGATATTTGTCCCTGAAAACTGTATCGCCTTTAACAAGAACAAATACACTGTCGCGTACATAGATACTATCCCGCTTTATCTTGTCAATGTATTCTTTCTCTGTCTTTACTGTCTCTACCGGCACGTACTGAATACTCCGGCAGGAGAATATAGAAAGGGCTATCAGTATAATTATTATCCTCATTTTTCTGTTTTTTCTTCTATGTCAATAATATCAGACTTCCGCCTGAAAAATTTAAAAATATCGACCTTTACATGCCGACCGTGAGCTTCAAAGTAATTCCCATAACAAGAATTTATTTCAAAACCATATATAACCAATAAAACAATCGAAGGAAGTAACGGAATATCAAAAGGTATCCCAAATGCTTTTCCAATAGCCCCGGCAAGAAGAATCCAACATAAGTAATCTACCATCTTATTAATAGTCCTTCTCCCTGCCCGTGAAAACCGGATCTTTTCACCTCTTTTCCTAGCTGCTGCTATCCCAAACCTTAGGTCTACAATAATTAATATCAGTGCAAGCAGCATAAACCATTTTAAAGGCTCAATAAAATCCATAAAACCACTCATGAATACTGATACCATTGCCGAAATTGTGTTTCTTTCACTCATAATTTTAATTTAAATGTGGTACTTCTATCCCCTCCCGAAACATTGTTATAAACAATATCTTTTATAGTTCTCAACAAACTCCTTAACGGTCCCTCTGCCTAATGGCGTATTGTAATATTGTTTCCAGTATTCACCCATAGCCCAAACATCCTTATTCGAAGGTAATGCCTCCTTTACACGCAAATAATGTATGCGGGTCATACAGATCATCAGCTTTTTGTTATCTACAAGCATTTCAGGCTCCAGAGTGACAACTCCGGATGCTTTCATTACTTTCCCCATTAGTTCCGGTTTATGCCGGAGAAAATTAACCACAATATCATTGAAGGTTTTCGGCTCCATCTGCCCATATCCTAAAGCCGGACCACCGCCAATTTGCCGGGTGTACTTAAAATTGCTTTCCTGAGCAAACGTCCCCATGATAAGATCTCTTGCATTGTCAGAGTACAAGCCTGTTTCTTTCAGTGTTTCGGTTATTAACCGTCTCCATTCCTCTTTGTTCATGTTATTTTATATTTCTAAATTATTCTTTTGTATTCTCAAAAAAACTTTGTAAACTTGCAATATAAGATTGGCTTGGGGTTGCTTGGGAAATATTTATAGAGGTCGCGAGGGCGGCCTCTTTTTTTATTTGTTTCTGATTGCAGAGATAATAGCGTTTTTAATAAAAACATGCCAGGTTGAATCCATTATTGAGGCTTTGAATAATTCTGTCTCATTTTCATTCATATCCACCGCTTCCCCGTTGAATATCTTTTTTGCAATCTCATGCATTTCAATCGTATTTGTGCATACATAAACAGCATTCCCGATAAGTTGATGAATGCCTTTATTTTGATTCTCTTCCAGCAATTGAATATAATTATTACCCAATAAATCAATTGCAAATACATTTTTTGCGTCGAATCTATATTTCATTTTGTTAGTAGTTAGTGAATGTTTCAGTAATCTTTCTATAAAATTCCGTAATTAGCGGAACAATTTCCTGAATAATACCCAAGTCAACATTTGATCCGTTAATCGAATTGAAATCCTCGGACTTAGGATTGTATTTAAGGGTTGCATTCATGAATTTCTTCCCGTCGTCCAAGTATCCGTTTGCTACTACGGAGATAACTTCCGGTGCTTGCTCTTTTTGATACTCTGCACTCAGCGATACATTTATATTCTGTACCGTTGCCGTTGCTTTTGCTGAAATAAAATAGTTAATTTCCATGTTTTTTATAATTTATCTGTAATACAATTGTCCTGTTGATCTATCTATGCATAAGTAATAATTTTTTTTACCATTAACGTTTTGAACATTTTCAAAGAAGATACCACCACTATTTGCATTCATATACACTTGCCCGGATTCAATTCGTAAGGCCTCTTTAAAGCTTGGAACAGATGATATATTTATCATTGCTCTAGATGAAGCAATTTCCATATTACCTATTGAACCTTGAAAGTATGCACATGCTCTCTGTACACTACCAGTAGATGGCATAATATTTTTAATGTATAGTCCCGTTTCATATCCCGACATACCTGTATATAATGCTCCAAAATGTGCTTGAACATTACCTCCTTTATATTCAATACTTCCAGAAGATAATTTTAATCCGCCGTTTTGTATATATGTAGATCCTATTTCAAATCCTCCAATTATACCGCTAGTCGCTGTAATTTTTCCTGTAAACTCTCCGTTAACTGCAATAAGTTTTCCATCTGTTGTAATCTGAACATTCCCGTTTGCACTAATAGCTCCATTAAGATTAATCCTACTTGCATCAATTGTAACGCCTCCTCCGCCAACATTAATAGATTCAATAACTTCTTGCCCTAATGCATTTTTATTTGAAGAAAAAATTGTAACGAAATTACTTTGTGTTACAACACCAGATATTTCTTGGGTACCATTTATAATTTTAGATACTGTAGAAGAAATTTGGTTGTAACTAACTTGTAAATTGCTAATATCTGATTTTATTAATTGATCATTTTCATTATAGACATCTAGAGATACTTTATTTTCGATCAATCCTTTTGTTATATTTATTTCAGCATTAAGTTCTTCCTTTGTTGCATTCGTAAGAACAGGCCTGATTACCGAAGCAGCAGGAGCAACAGATGACCCATCTAGAGCCGTATAACGACTATCGTGTACTACTGCTACACAATTGTTCCCGATTTTAAATAGGTACCTACCACCTCCACGAAGATAAATAAGTTCTTCGCTGCTACTGGCTAGTTGCCCAATACTGCCGGCAGGGAGTATATATTGCACTGGGGTAGTATCGGGTATTTCCTTGGTAAATTTACATTCGAAAACCTCAATTATTCTATTAATAACATTTGCCCCCCATCCACTCGCGTTACTACGCCATACACAGTTCATTGAAAAACCATATTCATGTGTTGACCATTTTGGTTTTGCATCACCCAATTCCGTAGTAACTTCTATCCTTGTCTCATTTATTGGTAGTTTAATAGTTACCGGATAATATGTGTCCTGATCCCACTTTTCAGCCCTTAAGTCGATCTCTGTTTCACGATATGTTTGAATAGTTGTGTATTCTTTTGCAGCATCAATTGCCTCTTGTTTAGCCTCTTCCACTCTCTCAGAAACTTCGTTAACCCTTAAACTTATTTCTCCGTTTTCGGCTTTAATTTCGGTCAGGGTTTTCGTTATCGTTTTTATTTCTGCTTGCTGCTCGGAGAAAGAAGGAGCCCAAACAGGGGCCGGAAGAAAGCCTTCGACTAGCATTACTTCGGTAAATTTTACAGAGTTACCAGAAGTTGAACCATAAACACCAGCATAACACAATAAAGAGGCATCCTGTTCTTCGAAATCATTTTTAGTTATCAGAATTCCGCCATTTTTATCAAAATTTTTGATACTTAAAGATAAAGGTTCCAACGAAGCTTCGTTGTAAAGCCGGAAAGAATATGTCGTCGGATTCCCATTTAAATTTTCTATATTTTTAGCCTGTACATAATATATCGTGTTGGGTTTTATCCGTGCAGGTAATGCTTTATAAGCTGAATTATCTCCTGTTGCTGCCGTGACAGTAAACTCCTTCGTACCATCCGCCAGATTCACATTATTTGCTCCGACCTGGTCTTCTTCTGCAACGGGGAAGCCTTGCAAGGGTTTATTGCCTTCGATTAGGGAGATGTTGTAGATCAATACGTTTTCATTCGTAATGGAATTATTTAAAGATATCCTGTCAACCGTTTTGCTAGAATCTGTTATGTAATCAGTACGTGTTTTTGTAGTATCGGAACCACTTAAATTTACATTCTCGTAACTTCCATCTGTATAACAAATACGGAAACTGATAACAGGAAAAATAATTTTTCTCCCCGATTTATATTCGAAAGATAGGACATTCTGTGTATTTTGTTTGAATTGGATTGCGCTGTTAAAAATGTCTTTTTGCTCAGTTCCTTCTGCTATCGAATTGTATAATAATTTTTGATTTACAGCTAAATAAATGCCATCTTCATCCTGCCCCCAAACTGCAATATCCTTGTTCTTCTCATTCCACTTCAACATCATTTTTTTGGATATAAGGTTCTGGGAACCGATCTGTAACGCATCCAATCTCGTCTGCGCCTCGTTTATTGCGTTCTGCTCCGCCTCTGTTACAATACCGTCTGCGTAAGCATTAGCCCTTGTTTCTGCCAAGTCTGCCTTAGCCTGCGCTATATCTGTGGCTATCTGCTTCTGATCGTTTATGGAGGGAGTCCACAATAGCGAAGTTTTATTGCCTAATACTAGTTTTACCCACTCTATTTCAGATTCAACGGATACACTATTAGGCATTGGATATATTCGAATAAATGTATTATCAACAGCAGGCGTCCCTAACGTCCATTTAAAAGTTTTCAAAGCAATATAATCTGTATCGGGACCACCAGGATAAAAACTAGCCAATACAACATTCCCTCCAGAATTGTAAACAGCCCAGTTTGTTTTATTCGCCCCTAATTTGCCTTTAATAACAATTGTACATTCTTCTCCCTGCTTAGGTTTATAGTCTCCTAAGTAAATGGTCGCTATTGGATAACCAGTATTCTTCCATCCCTTGTTACTATTGTCAAGGAGATTGGTTTCTCCTACCTGTAGGTTGTCCAGATTACTCTGCACGTCTCCGATGGACTCTTCCACCGTTTTGCCGGACATCAGTCTGAACACCCCTTTCATGTAAACGTTCTGACAATACAATCCGAATCCTGTCAACTGCCCGAAATCTTCATCCACTATGCCATTCAAATTACCCGTCCGCATCGGTTCTTTCCCTTCAAAAGAATAGGAGTTTATCCCAGCATAGAAAGCAATGTAAGGCGAATTGTTGTCATACGCCGAAATCATTATCGCGGATTGGCGGTTTATGTCTGTCCGGTTTCCTAATAATACTATTTCTTCATCAGCCTCCGGAATGCCGCTATTCGCCTCACAATCCGTTTTTGACAAGACAAAGTAATCCGCGCCTACCTCCGTGACAAGACGCCAATACCTTTTCATTTTCTGCCCGTCAAAAACTTGGTGAAAAGCTTGGTCGCCCACTACGAAAGGATTCATTATCGTCCCACTGTCAGTATTGAAAAAGCACTTGTACCCATTCTCTGTCTCCTCTACACTTACCGTCTTTATAGCTGCCGGAGAGACACAGAACTTCCCGCCGATTGCCTTTACCTGCTGTATCATAAACTCAAACACACTGAACTGCCCCCTTACCGTCAGATTCTGAAACTCAGCATTCCCGTCTTTTATTCTGTGTCCGCTACCAAGCGCTCCGGAGGTGAAATTCTTGGATGAGAAATTGTCGGATTGGACTAATTCAGCCGCTTTTACAGAATTAAATTCAACGTCCGCGTCTTTATGTAATTTTTGATTGAACCACTTCGGATACCACGCATTGATAAGGTTATAGAAGAGCCTTTTTATATCATCTATATTGATAAGCTGCTTTAAGGTGAATTGTATCTGCTCTATTGTATTATTTACCTTAGTGTCGTAGGTATAAAGCATCTGGTCGCCCAATTCAACCCTTATATCATCGCTTGTTTCAGTAGTACCGATAATTCTTGTCGTGATATTCCGGCCGCCTATTTTTACGGTAATTCCATCACCGATATTCAGTAATATTCCTTTCTTCTTGATATAGTGTTTTTGAACTGATAGAGACGGGGCGTATTGCGGTTCACACTTTTTGTTCAGCTCATTTTGTGTTGCCTCCCTCAATTCCTGTGTTGCTTCATCTATGTAAGATTGCGGCATATTGATGTTAAGGAGGACAAACACGTCTCCGACACGTGGCTGTCTGTTTGCATTCGGAAGATAATACCCGTCTTCTTCCTCTTTTACGATAATTAAAAGCGTCTTGTCGGTATTGTTCCAGCTGTTTTTCACTATCTCAAAGTCCAACCCGGTTAAATCTCCTGTCTGAAATTTTACAACCGGAACCTCGTTGTCTGCATAATAATCAGATAAGTTGAAAGGAATATCGAGTTTTATCTTCCAGCTTCCGGCTTCTTCAATATTATCCGGTATCGTTACACCTAACACCGTCTTGTTAATCAGGCGTGGATAGATGTTTTCATTAATATATACACCCGTAATTTTGCCGTATTTGTTTACATTCTTTTCAAGAACTTCGTTGCCCAGATTCAACCGCTTGGGGCTATCCGGAGAAACATAGTCGGCAGGCAGATTTAATGTACCTCCTTTACCTATCATTCGTGTGGTAATGGAAGCGTTTGCGACCTTTGCGAGTTTTACTGAATAGCTACCTTTGTTCCTCCCATATTCAAATACATGGTCAGTCTCTTCCCCGATTCTGCTCTTTACGGTTATGATAGTGCCCGTAATATCCCACTCCATTTTGGCATTCTCGCATACCGTTTGAAGCGCGGCCATACAATTACTATTATCAAAACTCAAATCAAGGATACTTCCGTTCTGAATGGTTCCAAGGGTAAATTCCGGATAGTCCTCGTTCAAGGAATCAATCAGCAATGTCATGAAGTCGCTGACCTCTCCATGGTAGGCAAATGTTGTCGCTCCTTCGTCCGTTATGATGGAATTGTTCAGCTTATATCCTTGAAAATAGAACGTAAGCGGATAGGTAAACACTCCGTTACTTTCCTCTATATCAATAGGCTCGAAAATCTCGTACTTTTCATTCCCGACTAAAACATAGTCGCCTATCTTTAAGTCAAGATCATTCTTTGACGAAATAGTGAACGAAACATATTTATTTCCGCTTAATGACTTCGAGATGGTATCATCAACGACAAATTCGTAAATAACGGTATTATCTCTATATATGCTATATCCTTTCATTCGATATTACGATTAATTTGCAACTGAAATCAGCGTATACTTTCCCGATAGAAAAAACGTTTTGTACAGAAAATCCATTCGTGCAAAAACATTTAATCTCTCTTTCTCTGTAATTGATAGTTCTTATTCCGGCTTTCCCAAATAGGGCATATAATGATTTGATTCTCTCCTTGAATTGCTCTGTATTTTCAGCTATTATCATACCGGAAACGGTTATCTCCGTCTTCTCTTGCCCTCCTTTTGAATAAAGTGAATAAGACGGATTTTGGGTTGTGCTCAACGATTTTGGCGCACCGATTCCCTGATAGTTTGATATTTCTTTCAGATATAATCCGAAAGAAGTCCATTTGTATCCGTCAATCTCCCCGTTTTCGGTGGGAGAGGGGAGTGTCCCAGATAAATTAACAAGAGGTTCTATGAATTTAATCGTTATTTTGCAAGCCGATTTTGTAAAGGTTTCGATGGTCGTACTTTTGCATTTTACACTCCAGCTTCCCCATTTGCATGACAACGTAAATAACTCCGGCAACTCGTTCATGAAATCATTTATTAAAGGAAGAGAAGAGTCAGAATCAGACACGATATTTCCTGTTATTGAAATATCCCGGCTGTCAAAATCCATATCTTCACTCTCCACATAAGGCTCCACGCTGTTGTCTGTAACCCAATCGTAGTAAGTAGTCCCTTTTCTTTTCGGAAGATTGAAGCATCCAGAAATGGCAATATTGCCATTTGATTTTGTTGGAATTATCCCGAATTGGGAAATAGGAGTATTATTAATATAATATTCTGCCATGCCGTCCGGTGTTGGGTGGTATGTGTCATCACATACTGATGCAAATATAATTATTATTTAGAATTATTCAAAATAAAAATCCGTCATCTTGCGTATCTTTTACTTGATTCACTTTCAATTGTTCGTAGTCTTCCGTCCATGTTTTTCAATGTGTTGTGCATATCAGACAAGACGGAAGTATTATTCGCCGTTTCTCCGGTATTCCTCGCTATCGTATTCAGTATGGAGTTACATGTGGCCATTGTAGACTTGTATGTTTCATGAAATATCGTTGTCTGCTGGCTGATAGCCTTTAATGTATCGTAGGAACCTCTCCATATTCCCATTGATTCATTTGCAGTTTTCTCCGTAATTGTTTCGGATATGGTGCCGGTTTGGCGTTTTAATTCTTCCGGAGAACTTTCCCAATTAAAAGTTTTAGCCAAATTATCCCGGTCTTTAATCATATCTTGGATTATATCTTGATAATCATCCCTCAATTTTTCTGCCTCTTTTGCAGTAATCTTATTTTCGCTTTCTGCTGCTTCTGTCCAACTTTTATACAGATTTTCTATTCTTCCCTTGTACTGACTTGCGATTAGACCGGCTATAATCGATTTTCGCAAATATCCTTCAAAGTCATCACACATATCTTCAAAGGAAGCATCCATATCCGAAAGTGAATCAATAAATCCATTATAAAAACTATCGAAGGATATGCCAGTTAGTGCTTCTTGCAATGTATTCGCAAGTTCCTTGGCTTCATCGTTGCAGTCAATGATTGCATCTAAATTTTCAGTTATTTCAGAAGGTATTTTACTCCACGCTTCGGGGAAATCTCTTCGTATAATCTCTAACTGTTCCCCGGATAATTCATACATTTGTTGTACACTGGAAATATTTTGTCCTATAGACCTTGAAATATCATTCCATGATTTCTTAAGCCTTTCGTTGGTCCGGTAAGCATAACTATGTGAGCCTGCACTTGATCCTGCTTTACCTCCTACTTCCGCTAATCTTCTATAATTTTCTATTTGCTTTTCTAGCGCTTCGTTAGCTTCTTTCGCTGCCTCTACCGATGCAAATCCACCTCCAAATACAATTTTTTCCTTTGATTTATCAATGATTTTTCTGATTATCCGTTTATGCAC